GCGCAACGATAACAGCTATAACAGCAACAATCGTTACGTTTAGTATGCCAGCATCGGCCGCTTCTCTATTTGATGCAACAGGGTTTACTTTTACGTTTACAGATGACAGTGCAGGAACAGCAACAAGCGCAGTCGTACCGTTTAGACCGTTATCGACTCAAGACTTTATAACACTAACAAGCACACCTCCTGCTAATGATACCGCTTTTACTTTTGGTTATTCTGGTACCGCGGTAGTATCGGGTAAACAAGTTCGCTATGAAACCCCGACATTAGAAGATACACTAGCGATAGTGGTTAATGCGGACGGTACTTTTACAATTGGAAGCCCATTAACCCAAAACAATACTTCTGATTACATCGTCATTGATGCAAATGGTACAAATGGGCCATTGGATACGAATACGTTTGTTTATAGTGCTGGTGGGGGCTATTTAACCAACGTGCTAAAATCACCATTATCTAATATACTTAGAAATGTGTTAAGAGATATTTAATTAAGAGGACTACATTATGGCTGAAGTATTAACAGATATGCTTGCAACAGCGGACACTACGCCCTGGGTTAAGATGTCTATGGGTAATTTTGACGCATCATTAAGTGGAACTTGGGCGGGTACGGCAACGCTACAGAGAAGCTACGATGGTGGAACAACTGCTCTTGATGTAGAGGCGTTTACCGCTAACACGGAGCAAACAGGCATTAACTCATCAACTAACGCCGAATACCGATGGGAATTTACCGCCAGAACATCAGGAACAGCAGTGGGCATCCTTAGACAATAAACGGAGATAACATGGCTACCAAGACAGCAAAAAAGATAGAGCAACCAACCGTAACACCTATCAACAAAGACGATAGATACGGGGAATTGCTAGATATGATTATTGAGCTACGTAACGAGGTCGGCCGAATCGGTATAAATGCCGGGGTGAGACCTTGCAAATACAAGATACCAACCGAAGATTTATAAAATGACTACGGCTATGCAACGTAAAGCCAAGAAGAAAAAAGGCTTTATAGAAACCAAGGAACAAAAGTTTAACAAGCTCATAAACGAGTGTGTAAGTTTTTTAGTCGAAGGTAACGTAAAGGCGTACGTTGAAGGTGTCAAAGAATTGGCGCATCAAATGAAGTCAGCCGGTAGTGATAACCAAGCCTTTATGGACTTATGCAAACATATCGAGCAACAAGCAATACAGAAGACAGAGAACCCATTCATCGAAACACATATAAAACTAGCTATTCGGGATGAGTTCACCAAGCAATCGGGTTTAATCAGAGTTTAACGGAGATAATGTGGCAGTATTAACAGGTAAGCAGCTAATGTTTGTTAATGAGTACCTTATTGACTTAAACGCTACTCAGGCCGCTATTCGAGCCGGTTACAGCAAGAAAACAGCCGGACAGATAGGAGATGAAAACCTTAAAAAACCTCAAATTAGTCAAATGATTGACTTATTGAAAGAAAAGCGCATCCAAAAGGTGCAAGTTGATGCTCAATGGGTGCTTGAAAAGTCCATCCAGCTACATGATAGATGCGCTCAAGAAGCTCAAGTCCTCGATAAAGATGGCTCTCCAACAGGAGAGTACAAGTTTGAGCATACAGGTGTAGCTAAAGCCCTTGAATTGATTGGTAAGCACGTCAATGTGCAGTCATTTAAAGAGAATATCGAAATATCCCGTAAGAAAGTCATTATAAAAGACATGGCTGGCGGCAAATTTGCAGACGATTGAATATCATGTAGATCCTCCTGGCGATGTATTAAGGGAATACTACAGCGATAGAAATCGCGTTACCCTTATTATGGGGCCATTAGGGTCAGCTAAGACTGTAACAACCTGCCAGAAGGTCTTTAAGCTTATCTGCAACCAAGAACCAAACGCCGAAGGAGTTAGACCTTCTCGATGGTACGCAGTCAGGAACACTTATCCAGACCTTGAAACAACCACTATTAAAGATTGGTTAGAGCTATATGAGCCATTAGGCAAGATGACCTACGGCCACCCCCCTATACACAAGCTAGATTTTGACCTAGACGATGGGACCACCGTACAGTCAGAGGTTGTATTCTTAGCATTAGACCGTGAAGACGCAATAAAGAAGCTCCGAGGCTCGCAGGTAACAGGGTTTTGGTTGAATGAAACTAAGGAATTAAGGCGCTCTGTGGTTGATATGGCCGATTTACGACATGGAAGATACCCATCTTTAGCCGGGTCAGGCGTAAAACCTACCTGGCATGGCATGGTCGGAGACTATAACGCACCTGATGAGGATCACTGGCTATACACAATGATGGAAGAAACCCATCCAAATGGCTGGAAGTTATACCGGCAACCAGGCGGATTGATTCAAAAGAATGGTAAATGGGTAGAAAACCCTCTTGCTGAGAATGTCGAGAACCTTCCTGATGGCTATTATATTAAGGGTATGGAAGGAAAGAAGCCCGATTGGATTAAGGTTAACTTAGCCAATGAGTACGGCTTTGTGATGGACGGTAAGCCTATCTATCCTGAATTTGTTGATTCGATACATGTGGCAAGCGAGCCCATTGAGCCAATACCTGGCAGAGTAATATACATAGGCATTGATTTTGGGCGAACGCCAGCCGCAGTATTTGGTCAAGTTGACGTTGTTGGCCGGTGGAAGTGGATGCATGAGTTAGTTACGGAGGATATGGGCGCTGGTAGATTCGGCGAGTTATTAGCTAAAGAGTGTAAAGCTAAGTACCCAGGCTATACGTTCTCGATATGGTGCGATCCGTCCGGTGATGATAAACCACAATCAAGTGAAGACTCACCATTGAAGGTATTAAGAACAAAGGGCGTTATGGCTAGACGCGCTATTGCCTCAACAAGCCACCCTAATGACCCTGTTATTCGTAGAGAGTCAGTCTCTCAGCCCTTGAGTAAGTTAATCGATGGTGAGCCTGGCCTTGTGATTAGCCCCACAATGACGGTTACACGAAAAGGTTTAGCCGGTGGGTTCTGTTATAAGCGCATACAAGTCGCTGGTGATGATAGGTTTCATGATAAGCCAGATAAGAATAAGTTCTCACACGTATGCGAAGCCGGTGAGTATATGATGATTGGAGGGGGTGAAGGTCGAGCCGTGGTAAAAGTGCACAACGCTAATACAACGCCCGTCCAAACTAATACAGATTGGGACGTATTTTGATTAAAATAGAGACTCATTCACTTGTATATCTGCAAGATAAGTCATTCACTGACTGGTATATTGTCTTTGAGGACCTTAATATGACCTCATGGTGGGCTAAATTCTTCAAGAAAGGATTCAGGCATGTGTACGCTATCCGATGGATGGGTGACTATTGGATACGATTAGAGACCTATTTAGGCTATTCTGATGTGACAATCTTACCCTACGAAGGCCAAAGCATTGAAACTATTGTCGATCCCCAATGTAGTGCTATACTTCACGTTAAGCAATGGCGCGATATGTACACCTTAAGAGCGCCTTGGGTATTAGGGCCGATAACATGTGTCGAGCAAATCAAATCCTTATTAGGGCTTGGTGCTTTCCATATAATAACCCCGTATCAACTTTATAAATATTTAAAGGACAGTTAAATGAAATCACCTAAAGCCCCTGAAAAGTCAAAAGAACAAAAGGATTTAGAGCAAGCACAGACTGATGAGCTAGCCAGCCTAAAAACAAAAGACGAAGCGCAAAAGAAAGCATTGACCCGTAAAAGACGCGGTAGAAGTTCACTATTATCAGGTGACGAGCGCGGTATCACTAAGGAAACATTGGGATGATAGCCTTTCCTAAAGAGCTTGGCTCTATCAAGGGCATGATTAAACGCTTTGGTAAAGCTAAAGAGCGGAAGGCTCCTTGGATTAATCATATGCGTGAGTGTTATCAGTATGGACTCCCTCAAAGAGAGACCTTTTACTCTCATAGCCCAGGACAGAAAAAGAATGTCACTATCTATGATGACACTGCCGTTATTGCTGTGCCTAAGTTCGCATCAAGACTACAAGCCACTCTAGTTCCTCCGTGGCGTGAGTTTACTATCTTTGCCCCTGGCTCTGATATTGACAAAAAGAACCATGAGCAGATACAAGAACAATTAGACGATGTAACAAGTATCGTCTTTGACCATATAAACCATTCTAATTTCTCGACTCAGGTTGTTGAGGCTTTCCATGACTTAGCTGTAGGAACCGGTGCTTTAATCTGCAACGAGGGAGACAGTGATAACTTATTAGACTTTACCGCTGTTCCTTTGTCTGAACTGTACCTAGAAGAAGGTCCACGCAGTACAGTTGAGACAGTATGGCGAGAACATAAGGTACAGGTGGCTAATGTCCCATTAACTTGGATCGGTGCTGAATTATCTCCAAAGCTTAAGAAAATGGCAGAAGATGACCCAACAGCACAAGAAACTTTTATAGAAGGCGTAGTACATGAGCCTAAAGCGAATAAATATCATCACATGGTATTGCAAGATGATAGCGAAGACTTAATATTCCATCAGGTGTATGACGTTACGCCTTGGATAGTGTTCCGTTGGATGACGGTACCCGGTGAAGTTTATGGGCGTGGGCCATTGATGCAAGTCCTGCCTACTATCAAAACAGCCAATAAGGTCAAAGAGTTTGTACTTAGAAACGCGCATTTAGCCGTTGCTGGTGCTTACACTGGTATGGATGATGGCATTTTAAACCCTTATACCATGCGAGTATCCCCTGGTATTGTTATCCCTGTAGGCTCAAATGATAGAGGAAACCCTTCATTGGCCGCATTACCTAGGTCTGGTGACTTTAATGTCAGTGATTTAATCCTTGAGAACCTTGAGAAATCGATTAAGGATGCGTTATTTAACTCAAGACGCAGTGCAGAAGGCCCCGTTAAGTCAGCCACAGAGATAGCAATTGACAATAAAGAGCTAGTTGAAGACATAGGCTCAAGCTTTGGCCGGTTACAAACTGAATTAATCGGCCGTTTAATGTCTCGCGTGGTCTACATCTTAAAGACTAACGGCAAGATACCCGACATTAAAGTAGACGGGAAAGAAATTACCCTAAAACACACCTCGCCACTCGCTCTGTCTCTTATACACATCTGACGCTGCCGACGA